TTCAAATAATTTCTTGCCTGAATAAATTGAAAGTTCTTTGCGATGTTCTTTTACATTTTTAGAACTTACTCTGGACAATGGCTGTCCAAAAATACTTGTAAATTTACCTCTAGGGTCTGGGTAATAAAATACATGTCTAGCAGGATACTCTTTAAAGTGTCTTTGACCCTTGCTGTCTCGTTCGACAACATTGATCATATCCTGCTCTCGATTATAGAAAGCATCTACGTACATAATTTCTCCTATGTCTTTTGTGGCAGACAAATACCAAATGTGCGGATTATGGCCCATCCTACCTTCTAACTTTATTTAACTAATTAGCATCCGTGCTAGTCCGATGGTGTCGATTGTGGTAAGCAAGATATAATTAGCGAGCATACCAAAGGAACGACGACTATAAGCACACCAAGCGTATATAGCACAACCTGCAATCCAAACTGGGTACAAGGCAAGAAGGGGAGGAGTAGGCACGGTGACGGCCATAGTGATAGAACAGCCAATAGATATAGCCCAAGCAAGGACCTCAAGATAAAAACGAAGTTTATGACTTTTGTAGTCTTCTCGGATCCAGCTAAATGTTCCACTCAGTATCTCATTCATTCAGGCAAACGCTTGGTTACACCAAGAATCATTTCAATGTCATTCCATTCTTGTTCGTGATCTTTCCAATTGTCTTTGTGTGCAATTGAAATTGCCTTGTTGATAACGCTGGGTTTGATTTGTAATTCTTCTGCGACTGCCTTTACAGTTTCTTTTAGACCTTCTTTGAGATCTTCTACTTCGCGTAGCACATTACCACCTTCGGTGATAAGGCGTTCTAGTTTTGCTTTTTCTTCGGGACCGTACATTCTTGTTGACATAATTTCTCTCCTATAGGACTATTATATAGCCAACAAAAAAGCCGGTCAACTAAATTACCGGCTTTTAGGTGTAATTGGATTAATTACTTTCAGTCTTCGCTTAGTACATCATACATTTCGAAACGGCCACCGTTGCGCTCGTATAACATTCCTGCAAATACTTCTGCCTTGGCGCTTTCTGTGTACTTGGATGCAGCAACTCTTTGAGCCCATGCAAACAATGTTGTGTCGATTGGATCAATAGCCTGTTGTCCGCCACTCTCTTGAACCAATTTAATCATGTCTCTAAAACTTAGGACATTGCCTGCACTTTCAGCAACAACCTTCTTAGAAGTTTTTACAGACTCATTTTTCTTACCAAAATATTTGGCCTGCTTGTCACTCATTCCTTTCTTGCCACTATCTTTCTTGTCACCGCCTTTTTCACCAGCAGCTTTCTTCATTGGCTCTTCTTTGTCGCCGTCTTTGTCAACATCTAAGAAATCTGGTTTAGCACCTTCTTCCATTTTCTTTTTCTTGGCATCAGCTTTCTTTTTGTCAGCAGCTTCTTCTTTCTTGGCTTCAACCATCTTCATGAACTTGCTTTTGAATTCTGGCTCAACACTTTCGTCTTTCTTAGACTTTGGCTTTTCTTCTTTCTCTGCTTCCTTGCCGGTGTACTTGTCACCTTTGACTTTAGTAGCTGGGTGCTTATTGCCTTTAGAATCAGTCCAAGTAGTTGCTGTCTTTTCAGCAGCTTCGTCTACTTTCTTTTCTTCTTTCTTTTCTTCGTCTTTCTTTTTCTTAGCTTCTGCTACATAAGTAGTTTGGCCAGCTAGAACGCGAAGTTGTGCATCTTCGTTTAGTTGCACAGCTTTGGCAATTGTTGGAGCAGCCGGAGTAGAAGCAGGAGCTTCCATGCTGTCTAGTTTGTTGAGTATTGATTTAAAGTCCATGTTATCTTCCTTGATATTTTTTCTGTAGCCATTGTTCGCAAAGGCTGCTTTTTACTTGATACTGTACAGATTCTTCATAGCTTCTTGGTCCATGTTCTACAGCATCTGCCGAAGCTTCTTGGTAAGCCATTCTTTCGTGTACAGAATTCATGTGGTCGTTAGCTACAGTAATATAACTGCTGATCCAACCGTCTAATTCATCACCTTCATTGATCATTTTATAAACGGCCATAGCATTTCTAGCTATCTGTGCTAGCTCTGCTTTTGCCATTGCTGCTTCGTGATCGGGTTTTTTAAAGTCCATATTATATTTATCTTTTTAGCAAAGAGCCACCGGTAAGGAGATTGGTTCCTTTGAGATCCAGCGCATTTTTAGCAGTTCCGTCTTTGTTTTTAGGAGTTTTTCCGGGTTTATTTTTATAAACTGCACCCACACCTACATTAGCAGCACTGGTAGCACCTGCTGTAGCGGATTCTAGGATTTCTCTAATTTTCATAGTATTATTTATTCTTCTTCTTGGCACGGCCAGCTTTCATGTTAGCTAACCAGTGAGCCATACGCTGTTTTTCACCTGAGCTATTTTTTGCAGTTTTGCGTAGGCTACTTACTGACGCTTTTGTATTAACTCCGCTGCGTTTGGCAAGTCCTTTGCGTCCGGGCTTCTTACCATCAGCAAAGTTTTCATGCTCGATGCTTTCACCCCCACCCCCGTCTCCACCTTCACCTGAGTCTCCGCTATACCCTGCATAAAAACCGTAACCACCGTAAGGACCTGGGCCGTAAGCAGCCCAACGAGGACCTCGCCTGCGTTTTTTCTTTTCGGTGATAAATTCACTAGCTCGCATCAGCAGTTCCAACGACGCCTTGCTTTGCAAATTGCTTTGTCGGGAGTCTTAGCACAACTAATGCTGTGCATTTTCATTTGACCACGGCTGCGTGAGCAATAGCTCTTTCTACGCTTCGAAGCCTTGCCGCCTTTCTTTAACTTTCCGGGCTTGGTCGTAACCGCAGTCTTTAATTTTGAACCTGGGTTCTCTCTACGATAGGCATTCACAGCTTTTTGACTCATGCCATCTGTCTTGTCTCTCTTGTTGGCTTTTTGCCAATCTTCGTTGACCATCTCCGATGTTACTGCAAACACATATAGCTCGTCGTCTGTAAGCGTTGATAGATCTTCCCATACAAGTTCTGCATCAACAGCATGTTGATCTGCAATCTGTTTGATAATGTTTTCAATCATGTCAAACTCTTCTGCTAGTTCAGCGTCTTCTTTAATCTTTTCGCAGTTGTTGACACGCTTGCCTTTGTTTTTACCGGTGCCTGGCTGGGTGCCAGTTTTTCTATATCCTGGCCAGCAGTTTTTTGGTCCTGCTACACCTTCAATTATAAATTCTGTTGCTTTCATACTTGACTGTAGGGATTGCTAGGGCGATCCTCTTCTCCTTTTTGTTCTGGATATACCAAATAGGTATCAACTCCGGGAACGCTTCCAAGAAACATTCCCTCTTTCATTTTGTGTAAAGGATCGTTAGCATCTAACACGCATTCGTCCCCTTCGCCTAGGTCAACAGTATAGGTTACACGATATTGTTTCATACAGAAAAACTACTCCCACATCCACAGGTTGATTGAGCATTGGGATTCTTAATTACAAATTGACTACCCATTGCTTCTTCTTTGTAGTCAATGCTTGCACCTTGCAGATACTGCATACTCATAGCATCTATAAGTATCTTAAATTCATCTAACACAATTTCAAAGTCGTCTTCGTTCTGTTCTTCGTCTAGAGTAAAGCCGTAGCTGAATCCACTACATCCTCCACCTTGTACAAATGTACGCAGAGACATTTTAGGATTACCTTCATCGTATAAGATATCCTTGATTTTATTTTTAGCAGATTCAGTAATGTCAATCATTTGCGTTTCTTTGCATCGTTGTCAAATTGTTTATTGGTAGCTTTTACAATACCTTTAAATCTTTTATGACCTTTATCATAGTCGCCTGCCTTGTCAGCAGCAGTTGCTTGGTCACCAGCTGCTTTTTTATATTGAGCTAGTTTTTCATTAGATAATTCATTCAAGCCTTCCGCTACACCTTGCTCAAATTGCTTGTTCTTGTGCTTGAGGTCACCCTGCTTCTCAGCTTTCTTTTTATCTTTGTGTTGACCAGCGCCGCCCATCTTGGCGTTCTTGGCTACAAAATTTCTAGGCTTTTCTGCCGGTATAAATTCTTTGGCTTTCATAAAATTCTCAGTCCTGTCTTTATTGCTTCGTTCATAGCCTGTCCAACTTTAATATTTCTCTTTTGTAATTCGTATTGCAGTGATCGAAATTTATTGCTACCTTGCATTACAATAGTTTTTATCTCATTGATATCTTGATGATTAATGTTATTTAATATATTATTAATTATTGACTCGACTGCGGGTTCTTTT